TAAATAAGGTTATTGAGCCTTATCAGGTGTTTATTAAGGCTGAGAACAGTAATCCGTTACAGGCTATTGATAATGTCATGGCTACTGCTGCGAAGCTGCGTACAGGCACAGCGCCAGAAATTGCACAGCTTGTTTCTGGTATTGTGAAGCAATTTGGTGTTGGCCGGTTTGGACAAGACTTTATTTCTCAGTTAGACGGGGCGTTGGTCGGAGAAATCCCGCAGAATCACGATCAGAACACTCAGTTGCAGCAAGCCATCCAGCAACAGCTTCAGCCCGTTCAAAACTTTATGAATGAGTTTCAACAAGCCAAGCAGAACCAAACTCAACAGGTTCGCATGGAGGCTCAAAGCGAAGTTCAGAACTTTATTGAAAATGCTGAGTTTTCAGAAGATGTACGCGAAGAAATGGCTGATTTAATGGAGGTAGCTGACAGGCGTGGGAGAGACCTTTCATTACAAGACGCTTACCGGCAAGCCTGTCTTGCTAACCCAAGGGTGCGCGATGTTCTTCAAAAAAGGCAGAAATCTAAGGGCGCACAGCAAAGCACAAGCGTGGCGCAAAGAGCTAGAGCCGCTGCGGTAAGTGTTTCTGGTGGTCCAGCCCTGGCATCTCCAAACAGCCCTGCTGCTGTTGATATTAGATCAGCGATTGAGTCTGCTATTGCAAGCAACTCACGCTGATGGTAATGTTGCAAAAGTGCAACGCTTTAACGTAAGCCACTCTTTTAGAAACTTACGCCTTTAGGCAAGCACTTTTGTAATTGAGGTATGCAGCGACAAGCGTAAAGAAGGCTATGCCTCATCTTTACGGTTACAGGCGCTAATGCCACCCTTGTACGGCCATTCAAGGGACATGACGAGCCACCAGTTCGGCTGCATGAACAGGTGAAAACATCGCTCTGCAAAACGCGGAGCCTAACGTCATGGAGAAAACAAATGGCTTTTGCCAATTCGTCCGTAACGGACATCATTGCGACGACTATTCAATCTCGCACAAAACAGATTGCTGACAACGTAACCAAGAATAACGCTTTGCTTGCTCGTCTTAACGAGCGTGGAAACGTCAAGCCTTTTGGCGGTGGTAACGTCATTATGCAAGAACTCTCGTTTGCTGAAAACGGCAACGCTGGCTTCTACAGTGGCTATGATCTGCTGCCAGTAGCTACCGCTGACGTAATCAGTGCTTCTGAGTTCAACATTAAACAGCTTGCTTGCCCAGTCGTTATGTCTGGCCTCGAAATGCTACAGAACGCGGGTCAGGAACAGTTCATTGACTTACTTGAAGCGCGTTTAAACGTCGCGGAAAGCACGATGGCGAACAAACTTGCTGAGTCCATTTACTCAGATGGTACTGGATCAAGTGGTAAAGAAGTAACGGGCCTAAACGCTGCGGTGCCTTCTGACCCGACAACTGGAACGTATGGCGGCATTGACCGTGCTACTTACACGTTCTGGCGCTCTGGTCTGTATGACTTCAGCACTGAAGGCGTGACTCCTTCTGCTACGACTATCCAGGCGGCTCTTAATAGCGTCTGGGGTAGCCTTGTAAGGGGTGCAGATCGCCCTGACTTGGTAGTTTTGGATAACACCTACTGGACGTACTACATGGGTTCCCTACAGGCCCAGCAACGCTTTACAGACGCAACCACAGGCAACCTTGGCTTCCCAACTCTGAAGTTCATGGACGCTGATGTTGTGCTTGATGGCGGAATTGGCGGATTTGCCCCGACCGGCACTGGCTTCATGCTGAATACGAAGTACCTTTTCCTTCGTCCTCACCGTGATCGCAACATGGTGGCGTTGTCTCCAAAAGCTCGTTACGCGACTAACCAAGACGCTGAAGTTCAGATTCTTGGCTGGGCTGGTAACTTGACTTGTTCGGGGGCGCAGTTCCAAGGGCGAATCCAAAACTAATTGACCTCGTGGTAGGGTCTGCCTTGCCTTGGCGGGCTTGGTAATACCCATGACCGCCAAGGCATTTTTTTAACTAGGAGAAATTAAATGGCTCAAGCAACCATTGGCATTAGTGCCGACCAAGTTACTGCTTCAACTGATACTCCCGCGTTCCGTCTTGGTACTGTTGGTGGTTATGATGACCCCACCAACGGCTATCAGGAATTTGTCTACGGTTCTGCAAACGGCGCAATCACTGGCGCTGGATATGGTGTTGTCGAACAAACTGGCTTTGACTTTGCCATGGCATCGACCACAACCACTGCGCCTGGATCGTCTGGCTACGGCACTCGTTTTGGTGCTGCCCAGGCTGCTCTTGCAGACAATGAGTTTGGCTGGTTCCAAATCTACGGCAAAGGGAGCATTCGCACTTTAGCTTCTGCTGCCAAAGGCACTGGACTTAACTCAACTGCAACTGCTGGCGCTCTTGATGATGATGCAACAAGTGGTGCAGAAGCCATTAGTGGCATTGTTCTTTTGACTGCTACTGGCGGCTCTGCTGCGACAAACGCTGACGCTGTGTTCTCGTACCCAACAGTTTCGGCAACTCTGTAATATCTAAAAACAGCGCGGGGCAATGTCTCCGCGCTGTTTACTACCCTATAAATTCTTTAAATAAAAAAGGATCAAAAAATGAATACCCCTACCGCAGAAAATACAGATTGGTCTTCAATAGCAAATGCCCCTGGGCTAGACGAATCAAGGTTTGCTAATGACGATAAACTATTTGTTGAGTTCTTTAGAAAACCCGCTCTACAGGCTGGAGAGAGCCGAGAAAATGGACGAGCGATTTACAAAGAAATAGACTACATACGCATTATGGTTCCAGGCGACAAACTAAGTGTTGTTGTTAGACCTGTTGATTCGATTGATGAGCGCCGGTTCAAAAGCCGTTACGATAACTGGAAAGCTGGTGCTGGTAACGTAGTTGAGGGAACGCCTTTAACGTCTTTGCCTTGTATAACTCCGGCTAAAGGTGAGGAATACAAATACTTTAATATTCACACCGTTGAGCAGCTTTCTGCTGCGTCTGATAGCGTTGGGCAAAACTTTATGGGCTTCTCGTCTGATAAAAGAGCAGCAACAGCGTTCATTGAGTTAGCCAAAGGCAATGCTCCACTTGAAAAAATGAACGTAGAGCTAAAAGAGCGCGATGCTAAGATTGAAGAAATGCAATCGCAAATATCAGAACTTATGAAGATGTCCTCTCCGCGTAAAAGCAAAAAAACGAAAATTGAAGAACAAGTAGAAGATTAAGGGGTTCTAATGGCTTATCAGATTATTGATGATAATAGTCTAAGTGCTATCGTAAAAAACATAGCGCAAATGGTAAGTTATCCAGAGCCGGTTGACCCCGCGGGGGATACAGACACATCTGTTGTTCAGATGGTGCAAGCAGTCAATCAATCTGGCTATGACTTGCTTTCTTTGTATCCCTGGCAGGAGTTGACTAAAAGCTATGACATGAGCATAGAGGCCGACACTTCTGGTCAAACCGAAAAAGCGTTTACTTTACCTACCGACTTTTACCAATGGGTAGATCAAACTCAATGGAACTCTACAAGCCAGTGGCCCGCTATTGGTCCTGTTTCTCCGCAAAAGTGGAAACAACTGATTGTCAGAACAGTTTTGCCAACGCTCTCTTTCTACTGGCAAGTTAGAGACAACGAACTCTACATCCTTGCTCCACCAACAGACGCACAAACACTAACCTTCTTTTATCAATCTATGGCGTGGGTAAGAGACGCTGATAACGCGGATTTGTATAAAAACCGCGCTACAAAGAATGGCGATACCATTCTTATAGATAGCAATCTTGTTACGCTTTTAGGCCGGGTAAAGTGGTTAGAGATGAAAGGCTTGGATTCAAGCGCGGCTATGCGTGACTTCCAGCTTCAGTTTGAAAACAGAAAAGGCGGAAAGATAGGCGCTCCGGTTCTAACGATGTCCCGTAGTTTTGGTTTCCCTTATATTCAGCCGTTGTCAAACACACCTGACACTGGCTTTGGAAGCTAGATATGCCGCTTGTTCCAATCAAGCAATTTAAAACACCTCGGTTAGCAGCCGCAGCGCAAGTGTCTGGTCTTGGCATTGCTCCTGCGCCTGTTGGCGGGTTGAATTTCCGCGACCCAATTAACGAAATGCCGCCAACAGACGCTATGCTGCTGGATAATTTTATACCAAGGCGGACGGGCGTTTCTTTAAGAAAAGGCTGGCAATATCACACTAGTGCCATAGCTAATGACATAGAATCGCTTTTTTCTTATAACGCTGCCTCACCAGCAAACAACAAGTTATTTGCTGCGTCTAACGGCGATATATATGACGTTACTACCGGCACACCTAGCGTAAGCCAAGCAAGCACCGGCTCAACAGAAGATATTTGGATAACAACTCAGTTCTCTAATTCTGCTGGCACTTATTTGTTAGCGGTGTCTCCTGGCGCTGGATACTGGACTTTTGACGGTACAAGCTGGACACAGCAAAGCGTGTCTGGTTTACCAACAGACCTGACAAGCGTTGCTGTTTGGAAAAACAGAGTTTGGTTTACGGCAGACAATGACAGCAGCGTTTATTATTTAGCCAGTGTTGACGCGATTACTGGAACCGCAACAGAATTTGTTATGGGTCCACTTCTAAGAAACGGTGGCTATGTTAGGGCTATTGTTAACTGGACGCTTGACGCTGGTGTTGGTGTAGATGACTACCTTGTTGTTATAGGCTCTGAAGGTGATGTTGGTGTTTGGCAAGGAACAGACCCAACAAGCGCGTCAACTTTTGGATTAAAGGGCGTTTGGTATGTAGGCCCGGTTCCAAAATACGGGCGGTTCTTTACGTCTTACGGTGGTGACGTGATGGTTTTGTCTGCACTTGGTATTGTTCCAATGTCGCGGCTTGTAAACGGTCAATTTGTCGAGGGCGCACTTGGCGTAGCAGACAAGATAGAAAACGAATTAACTGAATTAGTTGCTGATCTTAAAGATGAAAAGTCTTGGGATATTCTTCTTGTTCCAGACACAAACATTCTTTTAATTAAGCCGCCACCTAAAAACAACATTTACACGCAGTATGCAATGAGCGTCAGCACTGGCGCTTGGTGTACGTTTAGCAATATGCCTATGGCTTGCACTGCTGTTCTTGCTGGTCAATTTTACTTTGGAACAGACAGCAAAACTGTTGCAAAAGGTTTTTACGGAGAAAGCGATTCGGTATCAACCGCTGGAACGGGCGGTTCTGCTGTGCAAGGTGAAATGCAGACAGCTTTTAGTCCGTTTGGAAACCCAGGCCAGTTAAAGAAATTTAACATGGTCAGGCCGATATTCATATCAAGTCAAACACCATCGTACAAAGCGCAGATTAACACGCAATATACGTTTGATGGCGTTTATGGCTCACCGCCTTTTGTTGAAGGAACGGTTGCAGAGTGGGATGTTAGTAAATGGGACTTAGCAGTTTGGTCGCAAGCCGCTAACACGTATCAAAGCTGGTCTGGTGTAACAGGGCTTGGATACTACGGTGCGTTAAGAATGAGAGTTAAGGGTGTTGGTGGAAGCACCACTTTCAGTAGTTATCATGTGTTAAGTGAAATCGGTGGAGTAATGTAATGGCTGATGGCAACGCTTTAATAGCCGCGCTAAGAAGCGCAACGCCTAGCGGAATGGTAAAAGCGCCGGGAGCGCCAACTACGTTTAAAGCGGATTGGACAAACGTCAGCCGTAAATCGTTGAGTGACGTTTTAAACGCAGAAACGCCATTTATGCCGGTTACTAGCTGGAGAGACACGGCTAACCTTGGGCCATCTTTCTCTGGGTATACAGACCCAAACTATACCCCTCCAGGCGGCGAT